GCCGATCTGACGCTTGTTGATAATCGCGCTCTGCATGGCGATGGTGGTCAGCAATCGTCAAAATCAGAAGGTGGCGAGGTAAAGGGTTCTTCAACGCCAACAGACAGTATATGGGCACCAGGATAAGTCATGACACGTTTCACGCCAACACAGATGAGAAGCCAGGTAGTTCGGGGTACGATCACCCGAGTCCGGGATGAAGGCGGTTATCAGCATGCGGATGCATCGGGTCGAGCAGACGATATGTATGAAGATATCATGCGCGCGCAGCCGTTTGGTTTCTCATCAAACCCGCCTGTAGGCTCAGAGGGGCTTCTGGTTTCCCTGGGTGGCAACTCTTCCAACGCTATGATGATTGGTGCTGAGCATCAGGATCATAGGCCTCGAAACAAAATGCCCGGCGACTCGTTTCTGTACGATGCTCACGGGAATATCATTTCAATGATCACCCAGGATATCCGGATCGTTGGGGCGCAGAACATTACTCTGCAAGCCGCCAGCATAGCCCTCAACGGTCAGGTGTTCCTGGGTGGTGACCATGGATCCGGTAAGCCAGCAGCGCTTCAGGGTACGGTTGACGATGTGGGTCACGCATGCGTTGGTAATCTGGCATCAAAGGTGAATGTGGTCTGATATGGTTCAGGTAACTATCCGACAAGCAGATGGATGTAATCCCGAGACGTTCCGGCTCTGGGACACAGAGATCATCTACAATGGCCAGTTTGCGCCTCATATGGACTGGTCAGTTGCAGGACCTGAAGATACAGACAATTTTGGCGGCCTATCAGGAGTTCAAGGCCTTAGGACCGGAGTACTCCTTCAGCTGTTCACAAATAGACGTGCCCCGGATGACCACCCGCTGAGATCTGGTTTTGATGATCCTATGGGGTGGTGGGGTAACTCAGTTGGCGTGCGGGTCGATAACTACGAAGAGGAACTGGGAAGTCTCTTGTGGATGTTGGCCCGCGCTCCATTCGATGATCAGACGCCGCTTTTGGCGGAAACCATGACCAGGGAAGCACTTCAACCAATCTTAAATCAGGGTGCGGTAGCGCGTTTTGATGTGAATGTGGTTGAAACCAGCGAGCGCCATACACTATGCATAGATATCTCTGCATTCAGTGTTTCGGGTGAGCAGGTCTACTCAGAGAAGTTTCACGTGCTCTGGCAACAAGAATTGAGGTTACAGCAGCAAAATGACGTTTGAAGTAACACCACTTGAGGAAAAAGTCGAAGCAGCCCGAAATCATTTCGAGTCCGAGCTACCCAATACCGATGCATGGCTTTGGCCTAACAACATTGCAGTTTCAGCAAAAGTCATGGGCGGGATCTTTCACGAAGCGGAATTGTCGCTTCAGACCGTCTACAGGCAGATGTTTCCCGACACCGCAGACGGAAATAATCTGAGACGATGGGCTTTGATGCTGGGCATAACGCCAAAAGAAGCATCCAAGGCGCGGGGTGTGGTGAGTGTCACAGGGGGCGTCGGTGATGTTATCCCGATAAGCGCTCTGTTCAGTCGATCAGATGGTTTGACGTTTTCGCCATTGTCTCCTTTGACAATTTCAGATCTGGGAACCGGTCAGGCGACGGCAACCAATCAGATCGAAGTCATTGCGACAGCTGAAGGATTTAACCACAACACGTTGCCAGCAGCTTCTCTGACTGTGACGAATGTGGCTGGGACTGTTTCCAGTGACAGTGCTGTTGGCGCCGCCGGCATCGTGGGAGGCGCTGACGAAGAGTCTGAAGAGGAACTGCGGTCAAGAGTTCTTCAGCGCTTGAAATATCCCCCTGGCGTTGGATCTCCATCGGATTACGAGCGATGGGTAAAATCAGTCAACGGTGTTACCCGGGTCAAAGTTCAGCGCTTGGCGTTCGGAACCACCACCGTTGGCGTCTGGTTCATGATGGACAACAGCTACGATAACGGGATTCCGTTGCCTGGTGATGTTGCAAACGTCAAGGCTGTTCTCGATATGGAAGCGCCTTTGACTGCTGCGGTAAATGTCGCCGCGCCGTTACCGGTCGCGATCGATGTCGAGGTTGTTGGGACCAACATCATGACGACATCAAAGCAGCTTCAGCTTAGAGACGAAATCACCCGGGCGCTTCGCACGTCCGGTGCAATAAACGGTGTTGGAGAAAGCTACAATCTCAGCACGCAGGTGATCTGGGCTGCTGTATCTCGAGTTACGGGAGATGTGACGCACACGCTGGTTCATCCTGCAACTGATGTTCTCATTCCGGAATCGAGTGTACCGACGCTTGGTAGCCTTACGGTGACTTCATGACCGAATGCAGCACCGATCTCACAACATACCGCTGCCCGATAACGGTTGATGAGGTCATGGAGATCATATGTGCGCTGCTGCCCCAGGGTTTTGCCTGGGATGCGGTCGATGACCCTGACACGGTGATGCACAAATACTGGCGTGTGATGGCTCGTCAGTGGGTTGAATTCCACGCGAGGACCTGTCAACTCCTTGAAGAGAGGTATTGCGACACAGCCAGTGAAACACTTGATGACTGGCGTCGGAATTTTATTCCGGAACTGAGTTGCCTTGATGAGATTGACTTGTGTTCCAGAATTCAAAATATTCCAAGGGACTCTTGCGAATATTATACGGCGCTTGCAGCGTCTTTGGGATATGAAATTGAGTGTAGCCTTGGCGGAATTCAGGATTGTGATGATTGCACATCAGGCGGCATGGGTAATATGCGGTTCGGCCACGGTACGTTCTGCGCTGTTCAATCTGTCTTTCTCAACATTGTACTCCTGGTTCCTGGTGCTCAGACGCCGGTTTGCGAGGGAATTGCAATATTCAATCAGACTGGCATGGGGTGCGATTCTGCCTGCCCACCACAAGCGCCGGTGCCTGAAGATCTGGTTTGCGCTTTGGAAGAGTCTGCCCCCGCTCATATCCCGATCGAAATAACTGTTAGAACAGTTTAACAAGGAAGTCACAATGGCCAATATTTACAGACCGCGAGACACAATCTCAACGACAACGCCACCGGCTTACGGCGGATCTGGTGTCGCTGGTGACACATATGCGCTTGAAAACCCGGATTGCAATCTGTCAACCAAGCTTCGTGCAGACGACGTGAATTTCATAATCGATAACTTGCGTATCGCTGTACGCGGGATGGGTGTTAGTGACGCCGACCCAGAAGACGCGACAATGCTGCTTCAGGCATTCCAAGCAATCAACTTCATCATGACTGGCCCTGGCGTTCTGGGTCGTACTGACGATATTCTCGACCAAGCTCCTCTTGTGCTTCCATTCGGTGATTACCAGGCATTGAGAGATCAAACGCCTACAGACTTGGAGAAAGTTCTTCAAATTGAAGCATTCCAGGATCTCATCCGGCTGGTCGGAGCCACTCAGACCGGTTTTGGTTTTCAGGCTGGCTCTGCCGCTGGACTTGTCGGTGAGACTGCCTTTGGTTATCGGGCCGCCAGCGGTAACACCGGAACGTCTGTGACTGCGATCGGCAACAATGCTGGTCAGGGTAATACTGGTGCGGCTGGTGTTTTTGTAGGCTCAGCTACCGGAAGCAACAATACAGCCAATAACGTCAACGCCCTGGGCAATTCTTCTGCAAACCTGAACACTGGGTCAAACATCGTTGCGATAGGTAACTCGACACTCATCGCCAATGAAAGCCCGTTTGCAACTGCAGTTGGTATTCGCGCAGCGGGAGCCGCAAGCCCACAGGAAGGCGTGGCGATTGGTTATGTTGCCGGCGTAAACGATCGAGGTGTTGGTAATACATACGTCGGCGCTGGTGCCGGGATCATGCCGTCGGCGACACCGAAGAGCGTAACTGCTGTCAACACAGCCCTGAACCAGTTGACGGTTCCCGCTCATGGATATGGCGCTGTCGGTGATCGCGTTTCTCTGTTCACTTCTGGCACTGTTCTTCCCACCGGCCTTATCGAAAGCTGGCAGAATTTCATTGTTGTGAATGCAAATACGCTTGAGGCGTTGACCGCAAATATCACAACGAACGGCTCTGCCGATGTTACGGTTGCAGAGCCATCGCAGCAGGTAAACGACGCGATAGGCATTGGCCGCAACGCAACTCCAACAAAAGACCATCAAGCAATGATCGGTGATGCCGCTCTTGAAGAGGTCTTCTCTGCTGGTGCTTTTGTTACGTTGCAATACTTCTTGCCCGGCCGGGCGACAACTGGTGGCCTTCCGACGCTTACCGCTGCTGAAGATGGCGCAATCATGTTTAACACAACGACGCGCGAGCATGTCTGGTGGGATGGCGTTGCTCTATCATGGAACCCGTTATAATTTGAAAGGCTTTTGAAATGGCTTATGTACGATTTTCTGTGGATGGGGTTATCACCCATGCAGAGGTTGACGATCAGTTTCTACCTGACCCGGTTACTGCCGAAACGGCTAATTTGGGCGGCGGGATGACCGAGCTTACGATGCATCTTGCCCAGGATTTTCCGGGCAATAATGTCAGTATTGTTGCAATTTCTGAGGTTCCTTTCAGGACCGCACCGCAATCTCAGTCGCTGTCTGATGAAAAGGAATCCGCTTATGATGCGATTGAGTCTGCTCACGACGCCCTTATTCATCAACTGGTTGAGCGTCCTTCTGCAGTTCAGCGAGATACCTGGCAGCTAAAACTTAAGCAGTCCCAGCGATTCCTTGAGCTTGATGCAAATTCAAGTCGGTCTTCTGATGAAGAAGCTGAGTATACACACCTGACAGCACTTCTGAGCCAGGTTCTTACCTCTGCGGAGCAATCAGCCGGTGGGATATCTGATTACGCTAACCTGGTTCTTCAAAAGAATGAGCACGTTGAGCACGTGGTAGCCGCAGCTGATGGTATGCGACGTAAAGCGATGGAGCAAGTCGATACAGCATCATCAAAAGAACAGGTTGAAACTGTTACGGATGGGGTAGGTGCATCCGTTGCACAAATTGTTTCGGATCTCACTCAAGAATAAGGCTCCAAAATGGCTATTGTTGAAACGAAAGACTTCTCCGGCGCGACCGGTGGACATGTAATTAATGCTGCAATGGCAGCTGCATTTACTGGCGGCCACGATACCGTTCTGGTGAACGATCAAGGCATGGATTATGACACGACGGTTACCGTAAACGGTCGAGCGAATGTCACGCTGAAGTTTGAGAACGAAAACACAAAGCTTTTCCCCACATCAAGTTTGTCTCAGCTGATCAATGGGAATATTTCTGGTCGTGATAATTTCAAGATTGAAGGTGGCGTGATCGATGGATCCAACCTTTGCTCGTCGCGAGTAATACAGGTTGGAAATTCCGGATTCAATACGTACCGAACTGAGATACGTGACACAAAGCCATCCAATGTGCCCACTTGGGATCCGAGTATTCTTCCAGCCGATCTGATCGATATTCGAGACAATGCGGCAAATGTCCGTTTAAAAGATACCCTGGTCCGCCAGGGCAACACGCTGGTTCAAATGACACGAGGTTTCAATGATGTGACATTGGAACGGTGCTATTTCGATGAATGGTTCAATCGTGGGGTTTACGGGTTTGGAAACAACAATCCTTCTGAAAACCTAGATTTGCTGTTCTGCGGCTGGGGTGTTCCTCTGGTCAGCCAGGACACTAGTCGTCAGCCTATGGCTATTCAGAAATCACCTACGGGAACGCCGCTGCCGTTCAACAATATGAGGATTCTGGGGGCATATGCGAACTGCCTGGATCAGCCTGCCAGAAATAACGAAGAAGGCCTGGGTACTGAGTTTATCAATCCTGGTCAGTGGGTTTCTGACGTTTTGTCTCAGCATTTTACCACCAACTCGTCTGTGGCTTTTGTGAAACTGAATAATCCGAATGAAGTCGGGATTGCGGTTTCTCTGGAAGCTCAGTTTGCATTTTTGTGGTTGAATACGATTGTCGGATCCTGGACGACTGGAATGTCGTTCGGGTCATCGGCTTCGAGTGTTTCAAACTGTCTCTGTGCAGCGAATGATTTTATTGACTGCGGCAAGGATATGACCGGCGATCACGTCAATATAGGACCTCTGTTCGCGGTTAACACAACGAATTGTGCGTTCTTGGGGAATCATGCTTCACACGTCAGCCCGCCGGGCACGGTTTCGTACAATACGAATGGAACCCCGTACACCGCTGACTACGGAAACCCGAGGTTTGGGGCAATTCTGAGAGACAATGTCGATCTTGGCGAGTTCAACAACTCACTCTTTGGTTGGACGCAGGAGCGTTCTCTGCGCACGGGAAGCGCGTTCAAGGAAATTGGGATCACCTTGCCGACTGCTGAGCTTCTGATGCCCAGGGGGTTCCACCCAGACGTGAGAACCAGTCGCGACCAGGTTGGGCGGATGCTCGATACCAGCGGTCCGGAAGATTATGATTACATGGGAATGATGCAGCGCTGCGTTCTTCCTGAGTATAGCGATCAATGGGATGGAACCAGGTTTGGCGTGGTTCGGTATAAAAACGACATGGATTGCATTCGTGAGTGGGCTCGCTTGTACTGGCAAGAGCGCCTTGGTCAGCTTGCGGCACCAGAGCGTAAAGCCTGTGTTCTTCATGGTGGTATTCCGCATGATGACCCGGATAACACCTGGGATTTTGAGCAAGCACAAATCGGGATTTACCGGATCACCTTTGCCGCTTCTGGGCCTCGTCCAGAATTGAATATTCAGGCATTCAACTACGACGTCCCATTTGTCATCACAGAACATGTCTGGCTTGATTTTGACACTGTCGAGATCCGCATGCGATCGATGACGACAAACGAAGCGATCGACTGCGCTTTCATTCTGTGGGGATGATTGAGATCCGCGCCTTGGGTCTAGCCTTGCTTTGGGTGCGGTAGGGGGCGTAAAACCCCCCGCTTATTCAAGGGCCCGCCCGTCAGATTAAGTTCTGGCGGGCTTTTTTCTTGCCGGGTTAGCACAAGAGGTTACTGTAAGAATGTTTGTAAAGATGGGTGGCGAAAGCGTAACTGTGTCGCCCTCTGCAAGCCTTTTGTAGCGAATTTTTAAATCGCTGTTTGCCATGGGAAGCCGATCGATTACTTTACCATCTTTGTTTCGGACTATCAGTATGCATGGCTTTGGACTGCCCTTCCTTGACATGCGCTTCGCGTGGTAAGCGCTGGTGTTATTTTTTGTAATAGCCTTGATCTCATACCAGCCAGGAACTTCAACAAACGCATTTATGCCGAAGTCAGGTCGGATTCGTATTGATCCTGGCCATGCATCCAGATGCTGTTTGATCTGGTTTGCCTGCTTTTTTGTCAGGTCGTTTGCTTCGAATACGATATCGAGAAGTTTCATATTAGAGCCTCAAAATTCTTCGTTGGGATCGTCG